CGATCTTGCCTTTGGTTTTACCCTTGGCCTCGACGCCACCGCCTTTAGCGTACTTAGCAACGCCGCCGCGCTTGAAACGAGATCCGCCTTCGCCAGCCATACGCTCTTCGTCAAGATCACGCGGAGCACGTTTACGAGCCGCAGCAGCTTCCTTGGCAGCTTTACCGACCTTGTTGGCTTCGGCTACGGCGTCACCGGCTTTCTTGGCAGCGCGAGAGGTACGGAGAGTATCAAGCGCACCCTTAGCCGCCCGAACTCCACGGACAGCAGGAATAGCCGACGCCAGCATAAGCGCGTTCTCAGCATTGAACGAATGCTTCTCACCACGATTACCTAAGGTCGGAGCATCACGTTTGTACTGCGGCGGAACATCCGGCTCAGTTGCACCCGAACCACCACTACCACCCGAGGTTTCTTTCTTGGGAGCGGGCTTCGGAGCCGAGAACTTACGCGGAGCTGCTTTTGGGGCCGACTTGGTACCGCCCGAGACCTCGTAATCCTTCTCGGCAGCAGCACCGGGAGGAAGACGCAGCTTGTTCACGTAGTTATACGCGCGGCTGTAGGTGTCGTCGGAAAAACGGCCCTTCGGAGTCGTGTTCGGGTTGAGCGCCATATCCGCGTCACGCGCGGCCATTTGATCCTGCGCCGTCTTGATTTCACGGGCATCTTGTTCAGCCTGAGCAGGATCGACTGCGCCGCCGCCTTCGTACTTACGAACCTTGCCGCCCTTCTTGAAGCCGATTTTGCCCAGATTCGGACGCTCTGCGCCCTTCTTCTGCTGGGCATCGTCAAGCCGCTTCTGTTCCAGTTCGGCTTTCATCTTCGCGGCTTCCGCCGGAGGAACGCGATCCGGGCGAGTCTTTTCCGGGGGTTTAGTAGTGGGGGCAGTAGTAGAGGGCACACCACCAGCGGAAAACTTACGGGGAATTTTCTTCATGATCTTTCCGCCTCGGCGGTATTCGGTTTCGTTGTCGGGATCAAGTTGCATCTTAGTCCTCGCTCGGAGATTTTGCAGCAATCCTGTCAAGCTTTTTTTCGATTCGGTCAAACCGGTCGAGTAGCTGCTGAACGTCGGCCCGAAACTCACTCCGAGTGATGTGGTCCCGTGCAATTTCTTCCCGCGTACGGTTCAGAAGGATTCCGAGGCGGTTAAGTTCTTCGAACTTTTCTTTCATGACATACGCCAGAACCCCGAAAAGAACAGTAAGAATAGCGTTCCAAAGCATCATTTCCATGCTGTTTGCCTTCAGCATTTCCAAGCCCGCAGGCTCTTATTGATCCGACTGTTCGGGTCTTTCGCCGTTTTGGCCGAGGTGAGCTTCTTCTTCATGCCGGTCATCCGGGCACAGAATGAGTCTCTACGTGAGCCGCCTTCGGGTTGGGGAGCCTTGAGTCCCGGCTTGCCGGGATTGGCCTTGTTGTAGGACGCACGGCCTTTGGCGTTGAGTCCACCGGACTCAGCCTTGCCTTCTTTTCGCGTCCACGCGGGTGTCTTTGCCATTATCTGAATCCTGCGGTTTTCTTGGCAATGTTCTTGGGCTGGGCAACGAACTGCTTACCCTTGGCTTTTCCAGCACGCTTGGCACGGGTAGTCGCCGCGTACTCTGCGGGAGACAGCGCCTTGATCGCGTTGGACGGAAGGTACCGCTCTCCGGTCACGCTGGAGGGCTTACCAGACTTGGTTGTCCACTTCTGGTCTGTCCAGTCTTTAAGCGACTTCTGGGGAGCTTTCAATCTTTATACCCCCCGCCTTTGGCCTTGTACTGCTTCGCCAAAAGCTGCGCCTTACGTGCTGACCACTGTCCCGCTGCCGTACCCTGCACAGCCTTGGACTTGATCGAGTTGAACAGAGCTTTACGCACGGTCGGCTTCGTGTAGTTGCCAGCAGCGTTAACTTTGGACTTAGCCATCAGAACGGTCCGGTAATCATGCTGTTGCCGTAAAGGAAGTCACCCTTGGAGCTAGGCGGCTGAACTTCTACCCTGTTCCGCGTGAAGATGAGCGACCGCTTAAATCCAAAAATCTGACCTTCGTTGAACACGGTACGGCCCCAGACGAATGTAGCGTCCGAACCCCACAGGCCAAACGACCCACTGATAGAGGAGCCATCCTCACCCATGAAGGCCAGCCGCCAAAACTTATCAGGCTCACCGGACTCCAAGACTTTGAGCTTGGGTTTAGCCGCATCCCCAATGATGAGCGTACCACCCTGACGGGTGAAGATAGGATCGCACATACCGGACTCAGCGCGTACAGAACCCTTACCGTCCAGAATCTGAACGTACATAGGCTGATCGAACGCCTGCACAAGCATGTGGGCCTGTTGGTGACCAACCCGGTTATCTTCGATGTACGCGGGAGTCCAAGCGATCTGGATGTACTTACCCCACAGACTCAGGGACAGACGTACACCCGGCAGAGCCTCGATCTTTTGCTCGCCTACTCCCATCCCACCAATATCAACACCGCCAATACTCATGATCTTCTCTGTCAGAGGGAAACGGGGAGGTACTGGACATTGATACCAGAGCCGCCAACGGGGGCGAAGTTCCTGTAGTCCGGAGCGCCCGAGTAGTTGAGAGCCGCACGACTGCCTACGACACCGAACGACCCGGTACCTGCGTAAAGCGTAGCCCCCACGATATCCACGGTGATGCTCCTGCCCGTCGTAGCGTAAGACCCACCAGACAGATTCATAGTCCGGCTGCGGTTGAGACCCGCCCCTTGTCCGCTGACAGCGAACAGTCCATGTTGTACGTACAGAGTCTTGGCCGTACTCGTGTCGATCCCGTAACCAGTGGTTGTATACGTACCCTGACTAAGGCCAAGCCTACGAGCGGTACTAAGACTAGCCGTCTGACCTGCCGTCGAGTACGAACCCTGACTCAGATTTAGCCTGCGCGACGCAGCAAGCGACGCGGATTGACCCGTGGCGGCGTAGCTCCCAGCGGAGAGATCCATCCGACGGCCATACAAGAATGTGACCGGCTGACCCGAGACCGCGAACGTGCCCGTCTGGACGTTGAGCTGGTTGATCGACCCCGGAGTCAGACGCGCTGTGTATCCAGCGGACGTATAGGTTCCGTTGTTGCCAGTCAGATTACGACCGATGTACTCACTGACAGATTGCCCAGCCGTCGTAAACGAGCCGTTGTTTACGTTCAGGGTGTATGCCGTGACACCGTACTCCCACGCACCGATGGTAGGAGTAGACGTACTACGCGCAAACCGGGAGATGTCCACATCCCCGGTATCAGTCTGGTAACGCGCACCCGCGTTGATAAGACCAGAACCCGCCTTGACGCGAAGGTCAAGTGGAGCAGACGAACTTTCAAACTGATTAGCCGTCGTAAGGTTTAGGACGTTACCCGTACCTGTCCAACCCATAGCAGCAAGGTTGGTGGCGTTGTAGTTACTGTTGGCTATAGCAACGCCAGAGGCGCTTATGTTGGCGCTGTAGTTGAAGAAAGCATTACCACGCAGCAGCCACTTGCTTGAGTAACCGGAGGCAATCGCAACGGAAGTACCACCTCCGCCGAGGAACGTGCAATTTACCGCCGAACACGTTCCGGGCGGGCTAAGACGGATCAGATTCCCGGTTGTAGGCGTGGACGTTATGACACAGTTCGTCATATGAAGATGACTGAACTGGTCTAGGTTAGCGGTCCAGTTGATGATGCAGTCAACGACGCTGAAAGTCGTACCTGAACCGGAAAGGTTCAAACGCCCGTTGATCTGCAACCCACGAAGAAAAACTTGGCTGGTGTTATTACCGCCGGGGCTACCCGAGATCGCTACGCCGTTGGCGTTGTTGTACCGAAGCGCAGTGGTTCTAACCGTCGCGCTGTCGATAAATCCCTGACCCGAAGCGGGTTCAAGCCAAGGAAACTGATTAGCCGTACCACCTTTGCTCGAAAAGTCAGGACTCGTTACCCACTCTCCGTTGGTCCCACCACCTTCTTTATAAAGGAGGCCCTTCCATATCTGGTTTACGGTATCGTTGAAGGCAGGAAAAGCGGCGATCCACGCGGCAATTGTGGAGTAATCCCGCGATGCGCTACCAATCGTCTTTTCGACGATCTGGACCCACCATGTATTCGCCCCCGTGGCGGGGGTATTACCCGTTGTTGTGGCTTTGCACTTGTACTTCACCCCACTGGAAACAACCACATCCCCGTTGACATAGGTCGTACCCGCACTATAGGTAAGCGGGGCACCGCCGTTTGCGGCATACGCGGAGAGGTTGACCGTGATCGCCATTGGCTTATCCCAGTGTCACGTAGTCGGGGATTTGAGCAGGGACAGGCTTAAAACGAAAAGCCGCTGCCATGATTTCTAGGCTCTCGGGGGTATCAAAGACGACCTCAAGCCGACCGTCGATAAACTCTTCGAGCGGACCATACCCAAGGTCGAACCCTTCACCACGTTGAAGAAGACGCGGCGTTGCACCCATACTGTCTGGCGTACCGTATACAGGGTTAATCAGATGGTCGTAGTCCGCCACGGGTGCGCCGGGAATACGCCAGATGCCGAAGAAAGGGCTGTTTCTCTCCGACGTACCCCACCCCCAACCGTCAGGCATGACGACTACAACATCCCCAGCTACGGTATTAACGTCCGGTGTTATCCCCGGATGGGTTTGAAGCTGAACGAGTAACTCTGCCATTATTTTGTCAGGTGGTAGGTTGCATCAGGACCAGAGATATTCTCTGGCTGCACGAATACGCACTGCCAGACAGTGTTGTCCTCAAGAACCATGACCTCATGAAAGATCTCAGCCTTGATGACGAACGCATACGGTGCGATGAACACAGCCGTTTTCTCAGGTTCTCCACCCAAGGTGGACTTGTACCGCACACGCACGCTACCACTGAACAGAAACGTCCAGTGATCTTGGTAGTGCTCATGCCCCTCTAGGACATCGCCCTTGTTACCCTTGTGCGTGCGAAAGAACAGACCCGCGTGTTCCCCGTAGAGAAGCGGCTTGTTCCTACCATCGTAGACTGGTTCAGTCATTGGCTTTTCTCCAAGCAGCTACTTCCTGCGTGGAATAGACTTTACCACCCACATGACCAACATTCTGACTCAGATCGTGGTCAACATAGATCGGGATGCCCGCGTTGCGGACCTTCTCACCGAGATAAGCGTCGGTGGTTGCATAGGTGCAGCCGTTGATCCAAGGCGTCTCGAAGTACGGCTTCTCGATCTTGTCGAAGATCGCCATGTCCATGAGCGTCACGCCATAGCCCGTGTACAGCACCTCTTCAAGCCCAGTCGAATCAGGGCCGGTGAAACAGCGTTCACCCTGAAGGTTCAGCGCCACGTAGTCAAAGGGCGGTCCTACGCGCATGGCGTAGTTAGCCCCAACCCACTGCTGGCGACGAGAGAAGAGTTGGTGAAGCGCATCTTGGGGGAAGAGCATATCGTCCTCCACCCACAGGATATGGGTCGCGTTCCACTTGCGAGCTTCTTCCACCAGCATGTGCTGGTTGAACGCCAGACTTGACGACTCAACGAGGAAGACCTGCATCTCTTGGTCGGGCTTCTCGGGCATCAAGGGCTTCTTGTTGAAGTAGCCTTGGAGAGCAGCCAGACTGAGCGCAAACTGCGACTTGCACTGTCCTGATGACGCCACGCACACAGCCACGCGCGGCGCTTTGTAAGCGACGGGTTCAGCGATAGGCGTAATCGGGAAGTGCTGCTTGGCGATAGCCGTCATCGCCTGCTGGGAAATCTCCTTCGGAGTCGCCGCCATCCAGAGGTCGAAGTGCGGAGCACCGCGCTTGGCAGCAATGATCGAAGGGAACCCAGCGGCTTTCAGAAACGCCGACAGCGATCCGCGAGTAAACCCAGTGCGGTGGGCCATGTACTTCTTGCCCTCCTTGAGTCTCGCAGTCCACCCGTAGAGGATATCCAGCGGGGTAATCGCCTGACCATCATCCGTCTCGTAGACGGTTTCGATCAACTTGTCCTTGGCGACAAGTGCTGAGACGGCCTGAATATCCGGGCATGTGATGATGACGAAGCCGTCTTCATCCAAGACACGCCGAAACTCGGCAAGCGCACGGGGAACCTCATGCGCCTCAAGATGCTCAAGGTTGTGGCTGGAGAAGATCGCGTCCACAGACGCATCACGGATAGCAGGCATGTCGGTCATGGAACCGACAACATCCGGCTTCACCGAGGGGTCAATATCTAGCCTGACTTCATGCCAGTCGTCGCTATTGAACCCCTTCGTTGTCTTCGACTTGGTTGCATAGCCACAACCAACGTGCAAGAAGGTTTGCATTACGAGATCTGCAATACACCGTTCGTTGCGTCAAACACCACGTTGAAGGTCTCGCCGTTACCCAGCGCAACCGACGAACCGTAGTCCCAGTACCCGATCACAGGATCGTTGGTCGCCGTGTCGTTGTACAGAACGGCATACTGGAACGCGGGGAAGGTCGAAGCACTAGCAGACCACTGAGCCGGATCGGCCAGCTTGAGCTGATAGATGCTCGTGCTGACGAGCGCACTCGCCGTGATGCTGGCGCTGTTGCCACCCGAGGTGTAGCCACCCGAGGCTGCGATCTCAGCGAAGTTGGACCGCACCGACATTGAAGCGGCAGCGGTAGTCGTCAGCATGACTTTCAGCGTGGTCGAGCCCGCCGTGAAGTTATGGACACCCTTGGCAAGGTCAGAGACGAACTGATTGACCTTGTTATACGAGACGGTCGGCATTCAAGCCTCCTGATTACGTTCTATTGAAGTTGCCGGTCTGAGCGACCATCACGTACCCGTTAGGGGCCGCAGGAGTAGTCGTAGCCGCAGCAGAAGGTTCGGGGCGAGGCTCAACCGCAGTAACTCCAGTCGCCTTGCCACTCGTCGTGTTGACGTAGTTGGACAGCCCAGTCGATCCAATCTGTGTAGCAGCCATATCAGGACCCCGGCATTCCAGCTTGAATGATCGTGGCCGTCACCGTGCCCGTACCACCCGTGACATTGATCCGGATAGCCGTAGCAGGGAAGGCGTAGTTCAGGTTGATGTTCCCAGACACGGGCGTAGCCGTGCTGACATGATCGAACCACGTAGGCGTAGCACTCGAATTCAGCACATTGTCGAACGTATGCTGGATCGAGTAGGTCGTCGAGCCATCCGGACTGACCACACCGATTCCCACATTGAAGGGGTTTCGGTAGGTGTCCATGGCGGCAACAGACGACGCCCCCGTGCCCGTTTTACTCAGTACGATGGGGCGCATCTTTTACACCTTAGCCTTGGGCCGGGAACTGAGCACCGTTATCAGCACGCTGCACGTACTGAATGACGATAGTACCGTTACCCGTGGCGATGGTACCCGCCAGAGTGTAAGAAACCGTAGCGTCCGTCGTGCCCACGTTGTTGATGAGAGCGATCCCACCAGCCGCGAAGGTCAGCGTGTAAGCGCCAGCAGAAGTCACCGTCACCGCTGCAGTGATATCGGTCGCGCCAATCGTCAGTTTTGCGGTCGTAGCCGCATTAAACAGGGTCGTGGTGTAGAAGGTAGCTGAGACGATCTGAGCGCCTGCCGGGAGGATGGCGGCGGTGCCCGTCAGCGTGGTGGCAACGACAGCGGTCGATTGAACGAGAACCGGATTGCCGGTATTGCGACCCGCGCCCTCTTTGACCGTACCCGAACGAAGCGGACCTGAAAAGGTAGAGAAACTCATGATATTCCCTTATTTGCACTCATCATCTCAAGGGAGAAGTCCGCCAAGTCGGTTGATGAGTAAATGGTCTTGGTTAGAACGACACTAGCATAAATCGAGGTCAGGAGGCAACATCCAGTCGGTTGGATTTCTTAAGGTTTTCCTCCTGCGTAATAACCCGAAGGTTCCACGGCGCGTGAAGTCCGCAAATGACATCGGAACGCAAGGGAACTATGTGGTCCACGACGTACCGCTCTCCAGTGGTTTTAGTCATGGTGATAGCGATCTGATAGATCTGCCGGATCTCAGTTTTTTGCCCCCTCGTGAGCCATAGTGGCGTGGCTTGTCGGTGCTTTCGCCTACGGGCTTTTGTATCAGCGCGGATGGAAAGTAGATTTTTTAGCTTCCAGTTCTTGCGATATTGGTTTTTTAGTTCGTTGGGCGTGGACCTAGCCTTAGCCACGACATCTTTATAGTTCCGCATGTAGTAGGTGTGTTTGGCATCTTTGACGTCTTCTCGTCGGTTGTACTCCTTGAAGTAGTCAACTCTTTTTTCCGACGAGGCTCTCCACTCTTCTTTCAGACAATCGACACATGCGCCTTTGGTCTTACGGGGGGCTATATGTCCATGTTTGCATGGGAGTCCGGTGAAGTAATGGGATGCGCCAGCCGCTTTAGCTTCGGCACGGGTCTTGGGAAGGTCGTGGTTGTTCACGGCTGCTCCTGTGTGGTTCGACACAGGTAATGTACCTACGGTAAAAAACGCCGTCAAGCGGCGCGTAGTTTTTTGACATCAAAAGAAAAGGGGGCCGAAGCCCCCTCCAAACCCTTGATTTACAAGGACTTTTTAGTTCGAACCGGGAGAACCCCAGATCCCGAGCGGATCACTCCAGCCGAACGAATACCGCTCGCGCGCCTTGTACCGTACATTTCCGGTATCAAAGTCACCATCCATTCCGGTGGACATCGGGGTACGAACGAAGTGCTTCAGGCCGTTGGGAACGTCGGTCAGCAGGAACCAAGCATTCGGGTCGGTCAGGAAGTGGTTGACCGTGTGGCCTTCCGGAATCGAACCCATCGCCTTGAGAGCGTTGATGTCGTTATCGGTCGTGCCGACACGCAGTTCGGTTTCCAGCAGACGCTTGGCAACAAACATCAGCGACGGCGGGATGATGAGCTTACGCGGCTTGGCTGCGATCAGCAGGCCACGCTCGTCGGTCCACGCAGCGATCTGGATCACTGCGGCTTCCAGCGAGGTCTCATTCAGGTCAGCGCCAGTGAAGGGCCGATTCTGGTTGTAACCACCGTTGACCAGCGGGTGACCGGTCGAAGCCGAGGTACCAGCGAACAGCGTAGCGCCGTCACCACCGGTGAAGCCAGCCGTGAAGCCGTTGTTCAGCGTCGAAGCGGCTTTGACCTGCTTGGTGTAGGCCATGCCACGAGCAAGCGCCTTGGTGTAACGAGTAGACAGCGAGTCGTACAGGTTATCCTCGACGGCCTCTTCGGTCAGAGCGAAGCCCATAGCGATGGTCTCATGGGTGTAACGAGCCACCCACGCTTCCTGCGCCGTGTCGTAGGAGATGGCCGAACCCTCGGTTTTCACCGGAGCCGAACCAAAGCCCGACAGCTTGGTCTCTTCTTCGAAGGAACGCTCGGAACTCTCGGTTTCGTAGATTTCCTTGTGCTCTTCGCCGTAGCGAGCGTACTCCAGACCGAACAGCGCGTTCAGGCCGGGGAGCAGTTCCTTGAGTAGTTGGGAACGAGAAATTGCCATTTTGAGTTACTCCTTAGGTAGCCACACCGGCGGCGTTGTAGTACGAATGCACGCCGTGGTTGAACTTCACCAACACTTCCGGATAAGCGTCGTCCGGAC